CTGAAATAGATAGAATGGGTATGTGGATAGACCACGAAAGAGATTATAATTTTACTTATGCAGGACTAAGACAAGTTATGGATAAATATCTGGTGCAAGATCGTAGCACAGGTGATATATTTGAAACACCACAGTTTATGTACATGATGATATCTGCTACATTATTTGCACAATATCCTAAAGACAATAGAATGAATTATATTAAAAAATATTATGACGCTGTAAGCAAATTTAAGATTAATATTCCTACACCTGTTATGGCAGGAGTAAGAACACCATTAAGACAATTTGCTAGTTGTGTGCTAGTTGATACTGATGATACTTTGCCTTCTATTTTTTCTAGTGATATGGCAATTGGTCGTTACGTTGCTCAACGAGCAGGTATTGGCATCAATGCAGGTAGAATTAGAGGTATCAATAGTCGTATTCGTGGTGGTGAAATACAACACACAGGCGTTATTCCTTTTCTGAAAAAGTTTGAAGCAACTGTTAGATGTTGCACACAAAATGGTGTAAGAGGTGGTAGTGCAACTGTACACTTTCCTATTTGGCACCAAGAGATAGAGGACATACTTGTATTAAAAAACAATAAAGGCACAGAGGACAATCGTGTTCGAAAACTAGACTACTCTATACAAATTAGTGAACTATTTTATAAACGATTTATTAATGATGAAGATGTTTCTCTTTTTTCACCACATGATGTTGACAATTTATATGATGTATATGGCAGTCCTGAGTTTGACACATTGTATGAAAAGTATGAGAGAAATAAAAAGATACCAAGAAAAACAATAGGTGCTCAAAAATTATTCATGGAGTTATTAAAAGAAAGAGCAGAAACAGGTCGTATATATATTATGAATATAGATCATTGTAATACTCACTCATCATTTAAAGATAAAGTTTATATGTCTAATCTATGTCAAGAGATTACGTTACCTACTAAACCTGTTCAACACATAGACGATCCTGATGGTGAGATTGCGTTATGTATTTTATCAGCAATCAATCTAGGTATGATTAAAGATAAAGAAGAACTAGAAGAACTTTGTGATTTATCAGTAAGAGCATTAGATGAGATTATTGATTATCAAGAATATCCAGTAGAGGCAGCAAAGAAATCTACTGAAGCAAGAAGAAGTTTAGGCGTTGGTTATATAGGTCTTGCTCACTATCTTGCAAAAAATAAAGTTAAATATAATAATCAAGAAGCATGGCAATTAGTTGATGAGATTACAGAAGCATTTCAATATTATCTATTGAAAGCAAGTAATACTTTAGCACAAGAAAAAGGTAAGTGCGACTATTTTGATAGAACAAAATATGCTGATGGAATACTTCCTATTGATACATATAAGAAAGATGTAGATAACATAGTTAAAAGAAAGTTAAGTTATGATTGGACTAATCTTCGCAAGACAATTAAAGAGTTCGGCCTCAGACATAGTACGCTCTCAGCTCAAATGCCGTCAGAGAGTAGTTCAGTTGTTTCGAATGCCACTAACGGTATTGAACCGCCTAGGGATTATCTCTCGGTCAAAAAGAGTAAAAAAGGAACGCTCAAACAAATAGTTCCTGATTACAACAGACTCAAAAATTTTTATACACTACTATGGGATATGCCTGACAATGAAGGTTATATAAATATCGTTGCGATTATGCAAAAGTATTTTGATCAGGCAATATCGGGCAACTGGTCTTATAATCCTGAGAACTACGAAGGCAACGAAGTGCCATTATCAGTTATGGCAAAAGATTTACTAACTACATATAAGTTAGGATGGAAAACATCTTACTATCAAAATACATATGATGGTAAGACAGATATTGATGAGCCAACACATTCGGTGGGATGGCATGATAATGTAGAAGAAAAGAAAACTAGAGATGAATTTAAAAGTGATGAAGATTATGAAGAATATTGTGAGGCGTGTGCAATATAATGACTAAAGTATTTAATAGAAAAAGTGTAGATTGGCTAAAACAACCCATGTTTTTTGGTGATGAACCAAATACTCAGCGTTTTGATCAACAAAAGTATCCTGTATTTGAAAAGTTAAATCAACAACAACTAGGATTCTTTTGGCGACCAGAAGAAGTATCTTTACAAAAAGATAGAAATGATTATAACTTATTATCAGATGAGCAAAAACATATCTTTACATCTAATCTAAAGTATCAAACATTATTAGATAGTGTACAAGGTCGTGGTCCTTGTTTAGCATTCTTACCATTTTGCAGTTTACCAGAATTAGAATCCATGTTAGTTGCATGGGACTTTAGTGAAACAATACATAGTCGCTCTTATACTTACATAATGAAAAATGTATATTCTAATCCTACCGAAGTATTAGATACAATTGTTAAAACGCCACAGATTATGAAAAGAGCAGAAACAGTTACAGAAGCATATGATAAGTTTATCGAATACTCTCATAAGTATCATTTGATGGGAGAAGGTGAACGAAAAGAATTAAAAAAATTATTATATCTAACACTTGTCAATGTTAATATACTTGAAGGTATCAGATTTTATGTTTCATTTGCTTGTAGTTTTGCATTTGGCGAACTCAAACTTATGGAAGGTTCTGCTAAAATCATATCACTAATCGCAAGAGATGAAAACCTACACCTTGCAGTTTCACAAAACATCATCAACAATTATCGTAAACATGAAAATGATAAAGAGATGTTACAGATAATCAAAGAAACTGAACAAGAGGTTTATGATATGTATGATACTGCTGTTCAACAAGAAAAAGAATGGGCACAGTTTTTATTTAAAGACGGTTCTATGATTGGTTTAAATGATAAATTATTAAATCAATATGTAGAATATATGGCAAACAAAAGAATGGTTGCAATTGGACTTAAACCAGTTTATGATCAACCAAGAACGAATAACCCTTTACCGTGGACAACACATTGGTTAAATAGTAGAGGATTACAAAACGCACCTCAAGAAACTGAAATAGAAAGTTATGTTGTAGGTGGTATCAAACAAGATGTTGATACAGATAGTTTCAAAGGATTTAAACTATGAGCAACCCAAATATGAAAACAGTATGTGATCATTGTAGTGCAAACTACATTGTTAAACATGATTTACCAGACGATTACATAGAACAATACTGTCCATTCTGTGGCGAAGAGCATGAAAATATAGAAGAAGATATTATTGATTATGACGAAGATACAGAATAAATGGACTTATCAAGGAAAACCAGTTGAAGAACTACCAGAAGATTGTGAAGCATTTGTTTATCTAATAACAAATCTAATTGATCATAAAAAATATGTAGGTAAGAAATTAGCAAAATTTAAAACTACAAAGAATCCTCTCAAAGGTCGAAAGAACAAAAGACGAGGTACAAAAGAGAGTGATTGGAAAACTTATTGGGGTTCAAACTCACATTTGGTTGATGATGTACTTAGATTAGGTGAACATAGATTCACTAGAGAAATATTACACTACTGTCCTAGTAGAGGTGTCGCAAGTTATCTAGAGGCACAAGAACAATTTGAGAGAAAAGTTTTAGAGACCGATGAATATTACAATGGTATCATCAATGTTCGCATTGGCGGCTCAAAAATCTTACGAGAATCGCTCAAAAAATACTCAAAAATTTAATTTGTCTAAATATGAATAGGTGCACACCAAAAGGTGCGTACTTAATCCGAAATTTGATTTGATATCTCAAACTTCACAATCATAAGGTGTGATTATGGCACAGGTAAAACTACTAGTTAATAAATTTCTAAAATTTTGGCATCATAGCGTAACAAATAGGTACGAACCATCGAAGCATTACTTTAGAGGTCGCAAATAGAACAAAAGTAGAACAAAACTAGTCATATTTCACGCCTTATAGTGTTGTATTTTTACAACAAATCAAAATAATCCCAAAAATCGCAGAAAACAAGGGTTTCTAATGCCCGATTTATCCATTTTTTTCTTGACTTTTCGCTTAAAATAGTGTAGCGTAGTATCATAATAAACAAAAACGAAAGATTACATTATGACTATACAAGAAATATATGAAAAATTTTACTCTCTTAAAACTTCATCTGATAAATTAATTTTTATTGATGAGTTAAAAACTTTAACTAAGAATAAAGTTATTAAATTTGACCTTAACTTTTCTTCTATTGAAGAAGAAATTATGAATGAAAGATAATATTATGAATAATAGACAAATCAAATTATATAATAGTATGACTCAAAAAGAACAAAAAATGTTTGATCACCTTGTTATTGTTAAAAACAGAAAACCAGATGATGTGTTCTTTTTTCTTCATTCAACTTTTAACCCTAGCCGTGATGATTTCAAAAAACCATCATTTGCTAATTTATCAACTGAACAAGTTATCAAT